GGAGCCCGCAAAGGCGCTCCTGCCATAAGATACCGCGAAGGCATCTTTCAATTAATGAGACAGTGGTTACATTTGTTAGGTGTAACCATACCGCTATCAACTGGTTGACTCCCTCAAAGGATTTGATGGCGCCACTTATCGAAGAAAGTCATCGGTAAGTGGTAACACCCACTTTTTAGTGGGGACCATTGTCGATCCTAAAGGTAGACGGGAGTATGGATTTGAATCCACGCTCTCAATCCAACCTTTTGACCAGAGATCATCGAAATCGCAGACACCCGATTGATGTCGGATTAACCACGCAATGTATTCACATACACTGTAGGACCCAAACATTATCGGATCCAGCTTTCGTGACCTCGGCCTTTCCTGCCACACCACCCTCTTGTAGACACAAGCCTGCAAGGGACGACTGAACTTCTTTTCTAAGTTGAAGTTCGTCGGGCACGGTGAAGCGAGCGTCGAACGCTCGCCAGAAAAGGTAGCGAAGATCGTATCCTGCACTAACACGTGCTGCTTCTTTCCAAGGTTAATCCTCTTTTTAAGGAGAATACCAAGGAGGAAAGCTCGCGTATCATGCAGTCCCCTTACGAACAACTCGTTCGCAAAGGAAGTCATCGATGCGATCTCCTCGTGATCAGACCAAAGGCCATGACTAGTTCTCCATGCGCGAAAGCGACACGGAGCTATGTCTTGACCCCTCCAGGCTTCAATGCCACAAGCTTCTCTAAAATCCCCCGACCAAAACGACTTCTCAGTATTAACTTCGAAACCGAGTCGGTTAAGGATCTCAAAGAGCTCGTGAACAGCGTAGCTTGGAACAATGATGTCATCGCCAAACACGCAAACTTGTCTAGTCTTTACAGACGGTTTACGTGTTCGGAGCACTGCAACCTCAGCTGCGAGACAAAAGACCATACACTCGACGGGGAAGCAGCAAGCACTGCCCATTGGGGCAAACTTGCTAATCCTTATCGTGCGGCCTTCACATTCCGTGAAGACAGATCGAGTACCAAGCAGCCAGCGACCTAAGAGGGTATTCCCAAACAGATCGCGAACAAGTTGTAGTGAAACCGAATCTGAAGCAGCCGAAAGGTCCACGGTCGCTAGCTCTCCCGATTTAGACCCATAAAGGGCCAGATCTCGAGATCGCTGTTGACTATGGAGATTGATCCTTTGGCTCCACCACTTATCGTGGCGGAACATGTGGTCAATCCTTCGTAAAACCCCTTGTTGCCAAAATTGCAACTCAGTGGGCTCAGCGGAAATACCTCTAAGCTTCTTCCAGGTCTTAGGGACAGTTATGTACCGTGAGGTACGGGTCGAATGCTCGCCTTTAACTAAGGGCAAGTACTCGGCCTCTTCCCCGAGACCCGCGTGGCCAAGGAGATAGCCTATTCTGACGTCGACGCAAGCATTAGCATTTTTATCTTGCCAACACTTAACGCGTCCGTCAGCAACGGCTCCCGGTCCATGACCCGGTACAAAAGGGTCAAGAGAAAACTCACTTAGATGGCGTCGTAGGATAGCTCTCATATCGAGAACGTCTCTTCGATAGGCATCATTGGATGATCTCTCCTGCACTGCCAACGCTAGGGCTTCTTCAAAATCGAAGAAGTCTTTACGCATTGACTCCTCTAGATCAGGACGTGCGACGTCGAGCTTCTTTAAGAAACAAGACATCTGCCGTATGGCCCTGATCACCTGTACCTCATTCCCATCACCCACTTTGGCGAAGCCAGAGCGGATGATCTCTAGGAGACACCCCTTTAAGGGTGCTATCCAAGAAGCTACTTGCCACTTTTTGAGCTCCGCAAGGAGCACAGGAACTTTAAATCCCTGTGAAGAGGAGATATTCCGTAAAAGAATATCACTCAACTCATCCAAAGCAGACAGAACGTCCAATAAGGACGGGCAAATAGGCCAACCATCAAGCGCATGTTTTACAATGCGTCCATGATTGACTTTTGCATTATCTGCTGAGCAGAAAGTGACGTTGTAGTCGAGAATGACACCGTACCAAAGAGCTAATCCAACCGCAACACTGTCGTGGTCGGAATTAGGTATGGAACGTGAGATGCGGTTGCTACCCAAAAGGTAGCTCTCAACAGCGAAGAATTTTCTCGCTATTGCTGACATGCAATTGCTTGCCATTTTGTCAACCTCCTTTGTGTTGAACAGAGTGACGGAGCAAGAACTTGTTAGATTCCTGCAGGCGTCAAGGCGCCACGCATCTTTTCGGTGACAACAGTCGGATCGCCCGAAGCGTTGCATAAAGCAGCGTAGGCGGCCAGAACGAGTGTATTGACGTTCGCTTCGGTGATATCACCGTCGTTCGGAAGTCTCAACTCAATCCTGGCTACCATGGGCAGTTGGATTGTTGCCTCGCCGACAGTTTTCGTGGCTATGGTTTTCAACTCGCAGAACACGGTCTGCCCTGAGGTATTGGAGCTCTGCTCCGCCACAGGAACAGTCCCGTCAGCCAGCGTCGTATAGACGTTAGCTATCTTGCTAAGAGTAATCTTAATAGATGTCTTCTTATCAAGAGGAGCGAGAATGTCGGTCATGCGCGCATTAACACCGTTATCGGAAACATTCCTAAACGCGGTGTTATACGCCCAAGGGAGCAACGACAGCGATTTAGCTGTCCCTGTTGCACCAGAACCGAAATTAAATGAAATAGCCATAGTTATGGTACTCCTTTCTTTAACGACCACGGTTTAAAGCCGGGTCGGGGTGATTGTATTTCACCCAATGAGATAGAAGTGATTAGCCAAGATGACTAGTCACAAGAGCTGCCGATTGAGCCATTTGACTCACCGACAAGCCGTCGAATTGGGAGATGGCCATAGGATCAACCGATCCCATGGTTTGGTATAACCGACGATCATACCAGGAGTACTCTAGCGGTTTTCCGCTAGAGCAGATGTTTCCATCAAACAGATCAGTAATGGTCTGTTCCTCAAGTGGCCACTGCACCTTAAAACTTTCGATCCTTACGAGTAAATCCCGGGTAAGTACAAATGAATTGTAAGCATCCAGGTTTCGTAAGGAATCACCCACAGGATAAAACCAGTCAACAACGAACGAGTATGGGATACAATCCCATATTTGTCCAGCTGACGGGTCTATCTTGAGCCGCTCTAACGCCCCCCACACCTGACTAAAGAATTCATCCTTTAGCCGGAGGTGAAAGGTAGTAAAGTAGCCCAGGGTGGCTTTGGTACCGCACACAGGGATCCCCACTCGGGAGACCGCACCGCGTCGCCTCTCGTTAGAGAAGCGATTCACAGTTGCCAAAGCGAAAATTCGGGAGCCATCTTCAGACAGATTCTTTGCGTCCCTGAGACCAGGTTCGACAACGTATTTATAAGTTAAATACGCGCCGGCCAGGGCCTTTCGGGCGCTCTGAACCTTCCCAATCTTGATAGCTTTTGAGCCTTCAATTAAGGGATTGATGACTTCCATGGTGCCTTTAGCGCCTGCTAGGTTCTCGATCCAGTTAGAATCGAGACTTTGCAAATCACGTACAGCTTCCGTGCGAGCACTAGAAGCGTCAACGTGGTCGTACAACTCTGCAGCACGAACTTTCGCTAGCTTACAGTAACTGTCAGCTTTGCTAGAGTCTGTGACTGCAGAGGCGGTTAGCCCCGGCTCAAGAACCAGTAAGGTCGTAATGAGACCACGTGTTGTGGTCTTACTATTACCCGAAAAGTAATTGGGCCAAGAATAGCCGAACCATGAGAGTTCGGTGGTCTGATCATATTCTATTTGGAATTGACCAGGCCCATCGGACCTCACGCGCGTAATAACGCACGTCGTAATACGATGGTTTGCATCAATGACACAACCGTGTCCGGTCCATGCCTTTGACGCAGCAAGTGTGTAGGACTCTGGGGTATGATATTCAACCTTGAAGTCTTTCACAAATGTTGTACGATCGGGCCTACTCCAACTGGTGCGAAACCAGTGGATATGATACTCAGGATCAGTGGCTAAATTACCATTGATTTCCCTGGCGTACCAGTGATCCGTTTTGAAGAGTGGGCCCTGAGCAGCTAAAGTTGAACGGAGCACAGGAGGGGCAATATTGCCACATAGGACACTATCAATGTAAAAGCGCCGATCTCCGCCATAAAGCGTAGAGGAGCCTCCACTGACAAGTGCCCCAGTGTTCGAGCGAACCTTCATATCCGACACTGTTGCGCATCGACCAACCATTATAGTTGGCCGTGCTGGCAGCAAACTCGGTAGTACGTCATCATCAGTACAAGCAATATAACTTGACTTCAAAGTAGTACTAGGCTTACGCCAAAAAGGTAAGTTCGATCCTCCAGGTCCTGAATAGATAGCGTCACCTTTGATGGTACTATGCTTACAAGGATTCCACTTTTCTAACCCGTCGTTGCGAGACATTATATCTCCAACTTTAAGGTGAGTCAAGCGGGGCCCGTAAGGCGTAGTGCCAACAGGGTACCACACACTATTCGGCGGTGGGAGATACCAGCTCGAGGGAGGAACCATGTAGTCAAGGCCTTCGTAATTACAAAAGCCGCGACCATCGGTCTCTCGATGAGCTAAGTAGAAAGTACCCCATAGGGTACCTCCCCCGTCTCCGCCGTTCAAAGTGATCATCGGTGTTTACCTCTCTTTCTACAACGAGAGAGCCCTTAGGAAGGGC